CTCTTGATTCTGATGCAGATGCGAACACAGCACGGGCACGACCTTCAATCATCCTAATGATATGGGTTCGCCATGAGTATCTGAGATTGCCGTAAGGGTATCCGACTATTCCAAGCGGCACTGTCATAGCCTTTAGGAATCGCTCGGTCGTCCATCCCAGTGCCAGTGCAGAACTAACACTACGCTCTACATACCGGCGATGGTGGTCTACATGGTCAAGCTGTGTTGCAATCTCACCCGTTACCAGGATGTTAATCTGTGCAAGATCGTTGTCGTTAAATGATTCGGGCTCTGGATATCCCTGCATCTCGGCCATGATCCGATTATATTTCAAGCCCCTCTGCCATAGCTTCGGGTATTCGGTCTCAATCCAGTGATTAACAACAGGTAACAGGATCGTGTTGCAACCCTTGAGAGCGAGCGCACCAGCAATCCCGATTACTTTATGGCTATCAGGGGTAGCCTTCCACCTGCCCTGTTCAATGGTTAGTCGCTTGGATATTGCAGTCATAAAGTCAGACTTGAACCACTGCTCGTATTCATCGACAGCCCTGAGCGGGTATCGTGGAGCGTCTGCAACAGCATCGCTGTACATCTTCAGCCCCTCGTTAACCGCCTTGACTATCTGTGCCGGTGCCGGTGTCACTGTTCTGTGTCCGTGATAAGGTTTTGAATCCTCGCAGCCCGTGCATCATCCACAACCGTGCCCTCTCGTGAGTCGGTGCTGGCTTTAATCCTGTCCATTTCCTTCAATACTTGTTCCTCATCCCACTCAGGGTTAAGCCCCTTGGTGCATTCGTACAAGCTCTTGAGTCCAGATGCATACAATCCAGTGTAATAAGCAACCGTATCCTCTGAGCTGGCAGACAAACCGAGTTGACCGAAGCTGACAGATACTGGGATGTCGTAAGCGTAGGGGAATGTCATGCCCTCATACTTAACTGTCATTATTCCGAGAATATCCTTCTCTTTTCTTTCAGCAGCAGCGTGCGCCAACACTGCAAGAATCTCATAAACGGCCTGCTGTTCTTGATACTCTTGGAGCTTCTGCCGTCTCAGCGTGAGGTCTGACAGAGGAAGCATTACCACCTCTAAAGCCCTTCCGCTGGATAGGTTGCCAAGCCCTTCGAGATCACCCATTGCGATAGCCGGCACTGATGTCTGCTCGTGCATAAGCTGGAGCAATAGCTTCAAGAACTTCATGCCCGATTCGAGGCTTGACGGGTCCATTTCGATCTGACCAACCGTGGGCGAATTGCCAGAGCCGTCGGTAACCAATTCCAGCGACTGTCTCCATCCATAGGGGAGGTCGGCAAATCCTGGGGATGTTGAATATCTGGTAGGCCATACATTCCACTTGAGCAACAGCTTCAAATCAGTGCATGTTCCGCTGATTGCCTGTAAAATAGTATCAACCGGCAGCACATCCGACATTCCCCACGGCCCGTCAAGCGAATCATCGTTACGCCAAACTACAGCCCCGAGGTGGTCCCCGTAAGGGTTTAGTCCCATATCATCGTCTGAATATTTCCACTCGTGCCACTTGGAAGCATCGAATGAATACCACCGCAGTCGTTGACCCGGGTTGACTATCTCACCGGTTATCCTGTCCCTGTTATGGACCGTGATTCTCTCCACCACGAGTATTTCCTTAACCCCTTGAGGAACTGGCAACGGGAATGATTCGATATCCATCTTGTAGTGATAAATCAGCCCCTTTGGGTCGAGGTCTTCTGTCGCTGAATCGAATATCGGAGTGACTTCATCCGGTGCATAACTGCCGTAAATAACGCCCTTGCGCTTGTCAGGAAAGAATCTGGTTACTGAATAGCCAAAGGATACGCACTTGCTGTAAATGCCAGGAGCAGCTCTTCTCCATGCGCCCATGATCTTAATGAGCTGTTCATTCTTCTCTTGCCCCTCGATAACATGAGACAGCGTCCTTCCGTACATGGCAGACTGGAGCTTATTGACGATGACCCTTGCCAGCCCGACGCCGATCCATTCGCCACGGTATTCCGTCTGCAAATCTCCGCTCATATCCTGTGGTAAATTTGGCGGGTTGGTATTATCCAGTAGCTGTCGAATCCTTGCAACCTTGGCATTATCGAGCTTCTGTAGCTTATCACGCAGCCTCAGTACCGACTCGACTATCACCATCTTTGTTCTATCCTCGTATAGCATATTCAGCCTCCGTCAGTGTTTGACTGCCTTCGATGTTCCTCTGTATCTCCAAGTAATATAGTACCTAAAATCATCCATTGAGTGATCGTTGATATTATCCTTGACCGGATCTTCCCCAGCAGAGCCGCTTTTGTTCTCTGGAAAGTGGTAGTTTACGAGCCCCTTCTTGGTGTTCTTTGCGGCCTCGGCTATCCATACTCTAATAACGCCGTTCATGTTCTTGAGCCTGCCCCTAACAAGGCTTATGCCATCAGAAACGCTCTTGACGCTGGTATGTTGAAACTTCCTTCCATTCTCCCTCATCCATCCAACGAAAGACCGGCCCGTTTCTTGTGACCGTTGGCGACCAGCTATATCACAAATCAACGCTTCATATCCCTCTGATGGTTCCCATTCGTTTATGATTCGCAGGACATCTTCAAATAGCATCCCGCGCTCTTGATAATCCTTCATAACCACATCTTGACCGTGTACACTAGAGTGTTTAATGAGCTGGATGCAGGTAGGGTTGCCAATACCAGGGTCAACAATAATACAAGTAGTCCAGCCCCTTGTCATATCCATAGCTCGCTCGTCGGTTATCATGTGTTCAGTGGTGGAGAACATCGGGTAGACCGCTCCTGCAAATGTAACTATTTCGGCTAATATCTCTTGCCTATAAAACAGCGGGTCAAGCGTTTCCTTCATTTCTTCAAGTTCTTCCCGTGACAGGTGAGGGTTTGAATGAGAGGGGAAAGTTCCTACCCACGCCTTAGCCTTTTCAAGCATTTCGGGCAACCAACCTGGTCCTCTTGGTGTAGAGGGGAAGATAGCTTGACCAATGGTATCAATCAGCGTTGACCTTATCTGTTGCTGCCATATAGTTTTGCCTTTTTTCTCGGTGGCGGCCTCATCGAAAGCGAGCATATCAACACCGTCACCGATACAACTATCTGGATTATCGGTACTCTTATTTTCGAGAACAGTATCCCATTTCGTAATGATTTTGGCTGGCGAGCTTCTAAGTATTCTTGCATCAGATCCGTAGACCTTGTGAACCCACGGCACGAGATAGTGCCATATCTTACCACATAGTGTATACGAAGGGGCCACAAGCCATAGTGTTTTGTTCTCTTGCCCAAGCCCGTAAAGCAAGAACAGGGCCGCCAGCTCTGACTTGCCCCACCTTCTACCGGCGTTGATGCCCATGAATCTTTCACCGGCAAAGAACTTATCTATAACCTCTACCTGTGCTGGGTGTGGTATGAATCCTACAAACTCACAAAGGTAATCAAAATAATCTCTATCGAGATCAACAGCCATTAGTCAAGCTCTGCTTTTGCCGCAAGAAACTCTCTAAAAGGAGAATCTACAGTGTCCACCGCAACCTCTCTCCTATCTCTCCATCTCTTCTGCTGTCTGTTTTTGAGCCAGAATATAATTGCTGTAGTGTTCCCGTTCATGGCCTGCTTCAGCAAGCTATCTTCAACCTCTGCATCAACTAACGACTTTGCATCTTTTAGGGCGTTGCAAAACTCAGGGTGTTTATGTTTCCATCTATTGACCGTTGCTCGGTCTATCTGTAGAGCTTTTGCAATGTGAACATCAGTTGCTCCAAGTTCACACAGAACCTGGGTAATAATAACATATTCGGGTTTAAATAACGTTGGCCTACCGCCTGCCATCTTGCGACCTCCTTCCCATCAATGTAACGAATCCGGCGTGGGATTGCAAGTCAACGCCCTATCTTTCTCCTGAGTGTTGCCATCAACTCCAAGAACATGGACAGCTTTAGAAAGAGCATCAATTAAAGATTTAGCAGAGCGGGCAGAAGCGTAAAAACAATGATCTCCAGACGGGCTTTTTCTAAAATACTCTGAATATTGTTCATGGTCACTAACTATTATCATTTGCCTATCAACTTCACCTATTCTAATGTCTACCCTTATGGTTGAATCTGATTTCATCACTCCCCCACCTTCCAGTACCAAACAGTTACTTCATGTTCGAGAATATACTCAGTGATAACATTCTCACCATCCTGTGTCAGTATCACGGTAACAGCAGACTGCTCTCCAGGATAAGCTCCAAGTCCGGCCGTATCACCAGCATCGAATACAAACTCATAATGGAATAATGAATCACCAGGTAGCACTTTTACAGCGTTCATGGCTCCATCTGGTGTAATGTAGAACACGTCGCTCATGGTTCCGTTAATCAGCTCGATTGTGTACTCGATTGCAACACGGCTCGGCTCGGTTATGGATGTTCCACAAGCGAGGGTCAGTAACGCGACGGTAACGAGTAACGCTCTCATTTCAATTTCCTTTCATAGTTTACACAGGTAGTACATTCCGGCTCCCTTGGTTCATTCTCCAGTAGCATCTTCCGCAGTTCCCTCACCGGTAATATGTCCAGATGCGGGCAGGCGGTTAACAGGCACGACTTCAGATTGTCTTTGTAGATGCACTTTTCGCACAGGTCTTTCATAAATGCTCCTTATCGGTGCTAGGGTTATGCTCCACACCATTCTCTCCATCCACCCGACCCGTTACAAGGCTATCGGAGTTATTCGACTGTGGGGGCGTTGTGGGGGTCATATCCTCACCTCATAGTGAGATCGCAATTTATCCTTTAACCTCTCAACCTCC